ATGAGTTTTGCAGAACGGTATAACAAAGGTAACAAGATTTTTGATATTGATATTACTGATTTTAAGTTTATCAAATTGGAGGATGTTTTATCACAGTTTGGTAAAAATACAATCAAGGTTGATGGACTTTATATCAATAATAAAAGTGATTATGGCTCACATCCGGTAGCGATAAATAAAGATGACGGATTATTAATTGACTTACCGGCATATATGACAGATACTGTAAATGAAATTTTGAAAGACGGTGAAAGCATTTCCCTTATTAAAAAAGGCTTAGTTGGTTTACGTGCACAGAAATACACAAGCAAGAAATTCAATAAAACTTGCTATGGTGCGGAGTGGGTTGATCTGTAATGTCGGATGAAAAAAAAAAAATAATTTCTGAAAATCAACGGAAACTCTTAGCAAACATGAATAAACGGTTGAAAAGAATGATCGCTTATCTAGGGGAAGAACACGATTCTATACAGATGATAAAACATCAACTGGATATGGTTTATGGTTTTGAGTCAATAGGAGTTCCCTCGTTTAAAGTTGCCGGATTGACAGAAGAAAAGAAAAAACAAATATTAGATATTGCAAAGACTTATAAGAATTCTAGTTATAGTACAATAACAGGATTCAAGAAATCCCTACAAAATAAGGGATTTAAAACTTTTACAAAAAATATGAGTCAATCACAAGCGGTTTTTTGGGATTCTGTTTTTTCTTCCCCATCATGGGGAAAAATTAAAGAATTGTTTTATGAAGATTCGGACAGGGCAGTGGCAACCGCAGAACGTGTAGAACGATTTACCGAAAACCCATATTCGTTTGAGGACATTTTCTCAGTTTGGTCAGAAATTGTCAAAGAAGATAAACCAAACTTTAGAAAGAGCGTTGATATTGTTTTATCGCAATGGAATAAACTTGAGGAAAATGAAAGAAATGATACAAATTTCCGAGAGTTTGTGACAAATATTATGCAGGGATTGTAAAGTATGTATAATATCAGAGATTCACCGTTATCGGAAATAGACTTCCAAAGCTATTATTTTAAAAAGAAAAATAGAGCAGATATTGTAAATGATGATATAATGTGCTTTGACATTGAAACTTCCAGTGGATTTTTACATAAAGATAGTGATACGCTTGAACCATACTTGGGAAAAAGTAAAAAATATTATGAAGATTGCAAGAAATTTTCTATCTGTTATGTATGGCAATTTTCCATAAATGATAACGTTTTTTGGGGAAGAACACTAGAAGATTTCAAAGATTTTTTACAAGAATTGGAATATTATGAACCGCATAAAAAGATTGTATATATTCACAATTTTTCGTTCGAATTTCAATTTTTGATAAATGTATTACAATTTGATTATGTTTTTGCTAGACAGGCAAGAAAACCATTGTTCGCCGAGTGGAGTACATATCAATTTAGGTGTAGTTATTTTCTTACAAATATGAGTTTGGCAACATGGGCGGAACAAAGAAAATTGAGTGTTCAAAAATTGGTTGGCGATCTCGATTATACTATTTTGAGGACACCAAAAACAAAACTTACAGATACAGAGTTAGCTTATTGTTTTAACGACGTGCTTGTTATGTATTTTGGATTATTACAGTATAAAGAGAAATATGGTCATATAATCGACATACCGTTTACACAAACGGGAGAAGTACGAAAAGAAGTAATTGACCGTATGAATGTAAGTAGTGAATACAAATATAGAAAACGTTGTATAAAATTGATTCCTGAGACAATCGAAGATTATTCTTTATTATGTGATTGTTTTATGGGCGGTTATACTCATAGTAATGCAGTACACACGGATATTGTATTAGATAACGTTTGTAGTAAAGATATATCTTCTAGTTATCCTACTGTAATGTGTCTGGAAAAATATCCCATGACGTACTTTGAGGAAACAATACCATGTGATGATTATTTTAATAATGATAATTATAGTTATATAATAACGTTCGATGTCGAAAATTTGAGATCAAAACGTTGGAATACGTGGTTGTCATTTTCAAAGTGCAAAAAGATAAAAGGATATTCCCTGGACAATGGTAGAGTTTTAAAAGCGGTTTATGTTCAATTATCATTAACCAATATTGATTATGAAATGTTTTTACAATGTTATGATTTTGACGGAGAGCCGAATATTATAGATTTTCGAATATCAAGTAACGATTATCTTTCACCTACTTTTGTAAAGTATATTTTAGAATTATACGGAAATAAAACCACATTAAAAGGTATAAAAGAAAAAGAGCCGTTATATATGAAATCTAAACAATATATAAACTCATTGTATGGAATGATGGTAACTAAAAATATTACAGATACAATCGAGTTTGAGGAAGACAGGTGGAAAAAAGAACTACTTAATAAGAGTAATTTTTATACAAAGATTGCAAGCGAAAAGAAAAAATTGTCAAAAACTTTCGGCGCTTTTCAATTTGGGGTTTGGGTTACTGCTTATGCAAGGAGAAATTTGTGGAGGGGCATATTAGCACTAGATTATAATGTAGTCTATTGTGATACGGACAGCATAAAACATATAGAATGTAATTCGAATTTTTTTAATGATTATAATAAAGAAATAGAAGAACGTGAAAATGCACGTGCTGACATGTTAGGAATACCACGTGAAACATTTAACCCAAAAGATAAAAAAGGTATACATCATAGGCTTGGAATATTTGATGATGAGGGGATGTATAAGAGTTTTAAAACACTAGGGGCAAAAAAATATTGTTATGTTGATAATGATGATAAATTACATATGACAGTTTCCGGTGTAAGAAAAAGTGCGGTATCTCAATTACACGACATTGATGATTTTAAAGATGGAATTGTGTTCGACGTCGAACACGCACAGAAACTTATAATGATATATGTAGACGATATGCCACCAATTGTATGGAATAAAGGTCAATATGATGAATTTCATAGCAATTATAAACATGGTATATGCGCACAACCTACAACATATAGTTTAGGTATAAATGATGATTATGATTCAATTTTGACAATGGTTCAAAATAAGAGAGGAGTGACAAGTATTTTTGAAAGAGAAACAGAAATATTATAACATAAATAATTTGTTATCAAAAAAAGCTATGTATAATATGTTGTTGGGTGAACGTTCTAACGGTAAAAGTTATGCTACAAAGTATGTCGCTTTATGGGAATCATACCATGAAAAAGATATACGAACCAAACAACCTAAAGAACGCTGTCAGCTTGCATATTTAAGACGGTGGCGCGATGAAATAAAATCAAGGGATGTTGAGTTATATTTTTCTGATATGCCTATTATAGAAATAACAAACGGTATGTTTGAAAGTGTGCGTGTGTATAGGGGCGATATTTACTTAATACATGAAGAAGAAGAGAAAATACTGGATAGAAAAAAAATCGGTTCGGCTTTTTCTTTAACCTCTGCTACACATTACAAGTCGCTTGCATTTCCCAAAATAGGAAATATCATTTTTGAGGAATTTATAACGGACAGTGGTTACATTGCGAACGAAGTAAGAAGCCTTATGGATATTATATCCACTATAGCTAGACGTGACTACGTTAGAGTATTTTTGATAGGTAATACAATATCGAGATTATGTCCGTATTTTGAGGAATGGCAACTCACCCACATTAAATCACAGAAACAAGGCACTATTGAATTGTATCGTCAATTTACAAATCAGTATGACGAAAAAACAGGCGAACCCATAGTTGTTACAATAGCGGTAGAGTATTGTGAAAACACAGGAAATCAATCAAAAATGTTTTTCGGTAAAAAGTCGGAAATGATAACAACTGGAGTATGGGAGACTGATTCGTTTCCACATTTACCGGAAAAACTAGAACACTACGATATTTTATATCAAATTTATTACAAGTATACAAGTTTTAAATTTTTGATAAACCTTGTAAGACACAAAGAAACAAAAGAAACTTTATTATATGTTTATCCGGCAACTAAAAATGTTCCCAAAAAATGTAAAAGAATTGTCACAGATGAATTTACATCCAATCCGTTATCTACTTACAACTTGACAGATTTATTGAAGTATGATAGCATAATAATGGATATGTTGAAAAACAAAAAAATAGCGTTTAGTGATAATCTATGTGGCACCGAGTTTACACAAATAAAAAAAGAAAAAGGAGTATATTAAAATGAGAAGTATTGACACATTAGTTCCACCAATCGAAAACGATAATAGTAGTAGATTATCAGAAGATAATGCTTCTACCATTAAAGCAATAGAAGAAATGGCAACAGCCATGAAAGAAGTCGTTGAAAGTTCGACGTCGAACACAAATAAAACCTTGGAAACTTTCAAAACGGCTTTTGATAAACAGTTTACAACACCGGATACCGATGTTGATAATAAAAATGTAAATGGTGCGGACGAACCTGAAAGTGATTCTGACGAACCGGAAAGTGAGGACTAAACTATGAGTACAGTAAACCAAATTTATACCTTAATTAACGAGGTGGCAAAACAAACGTTTGGAGATAGTGCAGTAACTGTTACTGACACTTCCACACTTGTAGCGTTGGGAGATAAAGTGTTATCGTCTGACGTTGACACAGACAAATTTGCTAAATCATTAGTAGACCGCATAGGAAGAACAATTTTTTCCATACGTAGATACACTGCAAGCGGTGACGATGGCTTGGTAAAAGAACCTTTTGAGTACGGATGTATCGTTCAGAAAATCTATGTCGATCTTCCCGAAGCAAAAGAAAACAAAGCATGGGAAATTGGAGAGGACTCTTATACACCATCTTTTGCCCCTGTTATTAAGCCATCTATCAAACAAAAATTATTTGAAAAAATGGTTACGTGGGAAATTGATGTTACAATTCCGGACTTTATGTTTAAAACTGCATTTACATCCGCTCAAGGTGTCGCAACTCTGATTGATGCTATTTTTACCACAATGGATAGTTATATGGAAATTGCGTTAGAAAATAACAAAAATCTTACACGTGCAACGTTTATTGCAAATAAGTTACACACGGGAAAACCTTGTGGAAAACACAATTTATTGACAGAGTATAACACTTTGACAAAAGCAAATCTTACTGTGACAAGTTGTCTTCGAGATATTGGGTTCTTGAAATGGGCAAGTCAGCAAATCAACTTGTGGGCAAGTCGAATGAAAAAAATGAGTGTACTTTTTAATGATGAAAATTACAAACGGCATACACCAACCGCAGACTTGGTTGTAAATGTTTTACAGGATTTTGACAGCGCGTTGGTCTCTTACTTAGAATCTGACACTTATCACAATGAAATGGTAAAACTTGCGAATACCTATAGCACATTACCATACTGGCAAGGCACTGGTGAAAATTACGAATTTTCAGATACATCTAAAATCCACATTAAGTTAAATGATGAAACCACAGTTGAGCAAAGCGGAGTTATTGCAGTTATGTATGACCGTGACGCAATGGGGGTTACTATTACAAAGCGTAACGGAACTACAGAACGTAACAACCATGACGAGTATACAAATTATTACAATAAAGCAACATACGGATATTTTAACGACATGAGCGAAAACGGTATTGTTTTCTATATTGCAGAAACTTAAAATTGACAAGCGACGTCGGGCAATTATTGTTCGACGTCGAACATTTTAAAAAGGTGGTGTATATATGTTTTTATCTACTTATTGTGATAATTTAAAAAACATAAAAAAAGAAGAAAAAGAAGAAATGAAACTTCCATTATCAATTTCTTATTGGACTGATATGCTTTTTGAAAAGGCAATCAGAATTTTCGAGTGGAGCGGAGACTTACCATTTCCGCAAAAAGAAATTGAAATGCGATTATTATTATTCGGATATTGTGGATATGTGCAAGATACATATGTAGGGGAAATGGTTTCCACAGGTGGAATGAGTGTTCCAACTCAATATTGGGATGAATTTAAAGACTTTACATATGCCGCGGCTACTGCTAAGGGTGGTACTAGAAAAATCGGTGAAAATTGTGTTATTATAAACAATACCGCTTTAAGGAATCCGTTATATCCAATGATTAAACGCTATGCGAATTTGTTAGCACATACAGACGTATCGCTAAAAATGTCTCTTGTAAATTTGCGTATTAAAAATATTATTTCTACAGATTCACAGACAACCGCCGAAAGTTATCGCGCCATGTTTGATAAATTTTATAACGGTGATATTGACGCTATATTGGATGATGGATTATTGAAAAAGGGCAACGGTGGTATAGACAATCTTGCATTAACTTCTAGCGGTTCATTGGGTGTAATGGATTGTATAGACGCTAGAAATGAGTTATTGCGTATGTTTTTTAATGAGATTGGTGTACGTTACAACCGCGATAAAAAAGAAAGAATGATAGAATCTGAGGTAGAAAATGATGAACAGATGTTGTTATTGAATATCAATGACATGCTTAAACAGCGGAAAAACGCGTGTAACGAAATAAATAAGATTTTTAACAGAAATATTTCCGTTGAATTATCACCAGAATTCAAAATTATAGAAAAGAAAGTGGGGTGACGATAATGCTAACAATTAGTCAATATATAATGGAAAATAATATACTACCTTTTTCAAATTCTGATTTTGCACAAAATGGTTATGAACCATTAAAAAGTGGAGATTTCCAAACCATGCTCACTGAATGGATAAATTTTAATCATGGAGAATTACAAGTGCGTCCGACAGTAGAAAACGCAATGGAAACAGATGTTACTACAATTCAAAAAATGGTTGTAAATTTATACAAAACAAAGAAATACACATATGAACGTTTGTATAATTCTACTTTAATCAAATATGAACCAATAGAAAATTATGACAGAATTGAAACAATCACCGACAGCACTACAAAAGATACAACAGGAAGTACAGACTATGGATTGCAAAATACAACGTCTAGTGTTACGTCTGATATTGTAGATGGTGCACAAAAAAACGATAACACTACTACAGAAAAAATGGAGTACGGAGAAACTACAACAGTTATAAAAGATAAATTAACAAAGTCCGGTAAAGAAAGAAGCACAGACAACGGGAAAAAAGTTTCTGAGCGTAACGTAGCACCATATGACTCAGAAACCTATTATAATCAAGAAAAAACAACCGATTCTTTTGACGGCTATTCTCATACAAATGAACTGTTAGATAGAATAGATGAAACAAATAGTACGGTTAATGTTCCCACAAAAACAGATAATAAAACTACAACCGTTGTAGAAAATATTGGAGAAAAGACAAACACACAAACATCAACAACCCAACAACAGCAACAAGCTCACACTGACACAGTAACCGGAAAAGAAGAAACAACATACAAACATGAAAACCGTACTCACGGAAATATTGGAGTCACAACAAGTCAGCAAATGTTGGAAAGTGAAAGAGAAGTAGCACTTTTTAACTTTGTGGGAATTATTGCGCACGACATTATAAAATTGATTGCGATATGTATTTATTAAAGTTCGATGTCGAACATTAAGGATGGTGATTTTTATGAGTGACGTTTTACATTTAAGTGTTTTAACCACTAGAACAGATAAACGTTATTTAGTTAAAACAAGCAATGAAATAACGACAAGAGAAGTAAGACTAAAATCGGGTAGTAGTATTGTTAATCCGATTTTGATAATGAAAAAACTTTCTGATTCTCACATAAGACAATTTAATTATGCTTTTATAAAAGAGTATCAACGTTATTATTTTGTGAATGACATTACTGAAATGAACGGAGACTTGATAAGTGTATCTTTACACGTAGATGTATTAAGTAGTTTCGCAAATGATATAAAAGGATTGAGTTGTTTAATTATACGACAAGAAAATTTAAACAACCCTTATTTTGTAGATGAAGAAGTAATGACAAGGGTGAAAAGGATAAGAGAAAAGAAAAATATTGGTGTAATTGGAGAAAACATAACTAATTATTATTTAACTGTAAATAATGGGGGGTTGTAATATGAGCGATAATTTTTGGAATGAAATAAACCAAAATACCACTAATGATAATAGTGGTTTTTTACAATCAATATTTGTAAATTATGCTATAAAATATGAAGACGATAAAAAAATATATACAAGATATACAAATGACCTTGTTTCTGTTGACGGAGATTCCACTATCTTTTTCGAACCACTAACGAGTACAAATTTTCCATCTGATAGTATAAATAGTGCTTTTTTTATTAGTGTCATAAGTAAAAATCCTACAATAATTGTAAAAAATCAAATATTTACACATGAAACTAACCCGAAATACGAAGATAACAAAACCACTAAAACTTTTACGGAAAAATATAATACTTCAATAACCATAAATGATATTGAATATTATATATATCACCATATTAGTATAGAACCTTATTTAGACGGCATTTATTATAACCCCCCATTTCCGTATAGTTATTGGGGAGAAAATGTATTAAAAATATCGAAAAAATATAACGGAAAATTTACAAGTTATAATGGTTTACCGGGTAACGAAAATAACTCACAATGGATTAGTAGTATGCCTATAATTGACCTCAGTGGAAATATTGCACAACAAATAACTAATATTGAAAATGGAAAATGGGATAATGAATTAGAAAAAACGACACCGAAATTGAATACCGATTGGATTTTAGCAATAGATGGCACAAAAAGTCCACTTTATAAATTAAAGTGGAATTGTGCTTCTATAACCAAAAATGATATTGCAAGAATAAGAATCGGGTTTGGCGGTTATGATAATATAAGCGGTAAAGTATCTATTCATAAATGGCAGTTAGTAGATTATAGCCCAAGTCATTTTAATACAAACTACGCTCAAATAAATAACGCGGTATGGGGAGAAATTGCCGAAATAGTATCACCCATAGCAACTTTAGCAACTGTATATATTGCGGTACAATTAGAATACTATTCTACACCTACCGTTTTACCGTCTGATTATTCCTCAATTATGTATTGCGAATTGTTCAAAAAACAAAAAAATGGTCATATGTATGGCGATATAGGATTTTTAGAAAAAGATGAAAATAGACTCTATAATAAAATTACAACTGGTGACGGTTCAACATTTACGGTAAAAGACGGAGAAGATGGAAGTAAAATTGTGACAGACAATGATGATGATGGATATTCAGACGACAAAGATGATGATGAAAACGACAATGATACAAGTGATGTATCATCGGGTATCGGCGTATTAACTACAACTTTCAAAATGACAAAAGATAGATTACAACAATTAGGTAGATTTTTATGGGGCTCAAACATTTTTGATAACTTTTCTTTGATATGCAACAACCCGATAGAAAATATTATTTCTTGTAAAAGCATCCCACTATCTTTAGATGGTAGTACACAAAAAATAATTTTAGGAAATGTAGATACTGGAGTGAACGGAGATAAAGTTAGTAATAATTTTACAAAGCAAAATATTGGTAGTATAGCTATAGCAGAAAAATATCACAATTTTTTAGATTATGCCCCATACACTAATATTATTATATATTTACCTTATGTGGGTTTTAAAGAATTAGATACAAATTTAGTAATGGGAAAAACACTATCAATTTCTTATACTGTAGATATTATTACCGGTGGTTGTCTATGTCAAATAACATCAAATAATGTTAAATTATATGAATTCAATGGAAACATGGGAATTGATATTCCTATCACCGCTAGTAATAGAGCGCAAGTGGAAGCCGGTTATATTTCTAGTGGTATTGGAATTGCGTCTAGTGCCGCAAGCGGTAACATAGTTGGTGCAGTAACATCACTTATAAATAGTGCAGAATCACAATATCATTACGCTAGTACATCATCACCTAATCCTATGTGTGTAGCAAGTACAAATAGAACGTGTTATGTTATATTAGACAGACCGACATATCAGACTTTAAAATCATTTAATCACACAAGGGGTAAAAAATGTTATCTAACAAAAACTATAAATACATTAAAGGGATATACAATATGTGATGAACATATTGACCTAAGTGGTATTAGGGCAACAGATGGTGAAAAAGAAGAATTGATTAAAATTCTAAGCAGTGGTTTTTTTGTAAATTAAAATAGGGGCATAGCCCCTATTTCACTTTTTTAAGATTTCCTGATTTTGCTAATGATAATAATTTAATGTTATCCGACAGACTCCCTGTATAATTTTTAATGCCGTTTACTTCTGCTAAAGGAATACGTTTTTTATAGTTACCGTAAAACTTTGAATTAACACCAATGGAAGATAACACAACATCTATATCTTTAGACGCTCCGTTGTATTTTGGATAAAAGTTCGATATCGAACAATTTAAAAACAATTCTCTTTCTTTAGTTCTTCTTTTTCGTAAACCATCTAAAACATTTCCACCAGACTTAATATATCGTAACATTGCGTCAGCAATTTCTTTTCTAGTTCGAGTTCCTTTTGCTGTCAACTGTTCAATGTTTCCAACATTGTAAGCAAAGGACACGAGTGCATCAAACTCATTTTGGGTAAAGTTATATACACTATTGTATTTCATGACCTTTGTTTCAAAGCGTTTCAAGTCTTTTTCTAATAAATCAATAGCATTTTCCTTTGTAATTGTATCATTTTCTTTTACGTCTTTACCGTAATGTCCGTAACCGATTGTATAATATTTTTCAGTGTGTACTGCTTTTGTTGCTTTACTACAAAATCCCTCAAAAGCAATAATAAGTTCTACACCTTTTTTACTTGTTTTCATCATTTTTCACCTCTCAATAATTCATCAATCTTATCAACTAATTTCTGAATAGTCAATGTCTGTTTATTCAGTTTTTCGGTTATTTGTGTGATTTCTTCTTTATGGGTTTTTGTCAAGTCTTTTATATAAACCGCCAAAAAAGCTACACACGCAATAGGAAAACCAACATTCTGCACTACTGTTATAAAATCCATAAATAACGCATCCTTTCTATACTTTTATAATAACTTTAACATATCGTATATCTAATGTCAATATTGTATTATCGAACTATAATAATTATAACTTATTGATACCCTTGCACCACGTCAGCACCACACCGCACCAGTGCACTACTATTTCACCACAGTAAAGCACTAATGCGTTACCGCTGTACCACTGTACCACTTTACCACTTTACCACGTTAAAGTGGGAAAGGAATTGTCGCTAATTGTCTATAGTGGTATACCCCC